GAGGACTAGACTCTTGAGAGTTATGTGGTAAATGCCAACTAGAAGGGTAATCGTTACCACTTTTAAATGGTAGTTTCTTAGAGAAAAAGTCAAAGCCAATTAGAGTAATTGACTTAGGATTGGTTTTAGTTAAAAAGAATAATATACCTAAGAAACCTGCACTTGGCCTATTTCCCATTTTAACATTGTTTTCAGCTCCCACCATTTTATAAATCTTTTTTAATTCATCATCATTAAACATAGTTTCATGCTCAAAAGGTGGAGTTAGGTCTTTTGGTTGTATATCGAGGTGTATTCTGCAACGATTGAATAATTTATACGCAGTTGGAAAATATTTTACCTTTACTGCACGAAGCCACCCTGTAATCCATATATCAGTACGAATACCAAGACTTTCAGTATGTTCATCAGGTATACCATTTCCAAATCGTACAATTGTATCAAAGTTTTCTATATACTCCCCATACTCATACTCCAGCATCTCTACTGAATTTCCGACAAGTATAATATTTTTATCTTCTGTTAACTTTTGTAAAGTTTCATCCATGATGCTGTGTACTCCGAACACTCGTTTATATTTAACCAAGGCCCACCGTCTGTGTAGTGCAGGGCTTTTGGTTTCTTAAATTTGTAATAATTTACCATGGCATTGTACTGCGCGGGAAGTTCCCCTACGCTTTCTGCCCATCTCAACTCATGCAATGCACCCGCTGGGGCTTGGTTTACATAATCATAAGTAAGTTCTTTACATTTAGGATTATTAAAAAGCATGAGACTTGACCAGTATTTTCTAGGATAAGCATGGTTTTTCTTGTTTTTCATTTTCTTAGGTTTGACGAGGAAACTAGGATGTTTTACGACATGAACTGTATGTTCATCGGAAAAATAGTCCATAACTTCTTCAGGGTCACAGAGCCATAAGAAATCTCCATCACAGAATAAAGCTTCCCCTTCATAGTCACAGAGCTGTGGTACTAGAAAACGGGTAAAGGCAAATTCCGTACTCTCGTTCTGAAATGGACGAGTATATTCCGATATTTCCGATTTTTTGAGTGGTATGATTTCATGTTTGGGATTGTAACGAAGTATGCTTTTTTTGCATACCTCAAACATTTCGGGGTATGTAGATTCGTAACCTATAAATATTTTCATGATTTTGGGTAATGTTGTGCTACTTCGTGAGGAGTAGCGTGGTGAAAGTAAGGTCTAGAGTTGTTAAAATAACCTTTGGGAAACTTGACCATAGCATTAGGACTTATTCCTAAAGCTTTTAATAATTCTTTTTTATTTTCTTTTTGTTGTTCTATGTTTTGTAAAACTACAGCAGATTCTGTAGAATAGTAATTCTCACACATTCTTATATTTTCTATTATTTCCATCGCTTCTTTACTAGGTGCCTCATGGAATACTCCTTTATCTTTCCACTGTTCATCCCATTTTTCTAAATCAAAATCAAAAGGAAACTGGGGTTTTGCAGCTATTAAGTTATCTTTTTCCCACTTACTCGGTAAACAATTATTTACAGGTAGCGGAACAGCGTGTAACTCTCCTTTTTGTTCCATTTCTTTTAGCTTTATATTTATTAAACGTACCCAAGTATAATCTGTCTGATTAAGAGTAATTCCTAACATAGCTCCTAACTCATCACCATCTGATTTTATACAGTCATAGAGATAAGTAATTCCTTCGTTTAGTTCATCTACTAGTTGAGTTTGTATTCTTCCTTGAAAATGTGCATTTTTAAGTTGTAAGTATACTAATGTATCTTCTCCCACAGGTACATTACTAGGAAAGTGACATTCTTTTGCTGCTGCTTTAGAAAATAATACAGGTCTACAATGAGATTCTGCAAATTCATTCTCGTATATATTATATCTTTCATAGTATTTATATACATAATATAAATTTTCTTTTGTATGTTTCAAACAATCTTTTACATACAGCTCTAGGTCTCCATACTTATTTTCATAGTAGTCTTTTAAATGGTGTGCGTATACTTCGCCCATTAAATGGCTTCTACGTACGTGCATTTCAGTATCTAAATCTGTGGGAAGTCCCATAAGATTAATCCATATTCTTTGACCAAAAATAGTGATTAGTTGGGATTGTTGTTTATATAGACATAAACTATCAGGGGGGTTGTTTTGTTTTACAATATTTTTATAATAAGCATAGCCATATTTAGTTAAATAGTCGTCTCCGTCTATTGCTACCATATAGTCATCTTTACTATTTAAAAATAAGTCTAAGACACTATTCTTTCCAGTTGCTGGTGTACCATCAGATTCTGTACGAATCCATGGTATACCTTTGGAATCACACCAATTACTACATTGCTTATAGAAAACATCATTAGTAGTATTAATAACTACTATAGCTTCCTTAGGCAATATACCTGTGTAAGAAAAGTGTCTTTTAACTTTGTGTAACGTATGAGTTACTAATATATAAAATCTAAGATTCTTTTGCATCATCTTTAAGTTGTGAACCTAAATCATTTATATATGCTTGTCTCGCTGTTTGACAAATAGCCATCATGTGTTTTGCTCTATCTAGCTCTATATCACATTGACTTATAGCTAATAGAATAAGTTGTTGATTTTCTGCCATTTCATCAGTATAATACGTTACGCCATCAATGTCTATAGACTCTGGTAAATTATTCATTACTTAAATATATCCTGCCAATTTCCTTGTGTACTAGCCTTAGCATACTCAGTAGCACGGTTTTCAAAAAAGTTGGTATGCTCAACTGCGTTAACTTGCATATCAATCCATGGAAGTGGGTTAACTGTGCTATGGAATATTGCTTTCATACCAAGACCAAGTAATCGTCTATCGGCGATGTATCTTATGTATTCTTTTACTTCTTTCGCTGTTAAGTCAGGTATGTCTGCTTTTTCAAAACAAACATCAATAAACTTATCTTCTAATTCAACAACGCGTTCTGCCGCACAGTATATCTCATACTTTAGTTTATCTGTCCATATATCTGGATTTTCTGCAATAAAAGTCCTAAAGAGTTTTGATAGTCCTTCAACATGAAGTGACTCGTCTCTTATAGACCATGTTACTATCTGCCCCATACCTTTCATAAGGTTATGTCTTGGATAGTTTAGAAGTATAGCAAAACTACTAAATAGTTGTACTCCTTCTGTAAAACCACTATAGACTGCCATTGTTTTTGCAATCTCATGTGGGTTAGACATATTAAAATCAGTTAAGTACTCATGCTTCTCCGCCATAGCTTGTATCTCAAAGAACTCTGTATACTGCTCATCTGATTTTCCTAGTGTCTCCAGTAATAAAGAATATGCTTCTTGATGTACTGCTTCCATAGCAGCATAACTTACTAACATCATTCTTATTTCTGGTTGTTTAAATGTTGGTAGATAATGCTTCGCATATCCACAACATACATCTACATCAGCTTGTGTAAAAAACTTAAATATGTTATCTATAAGTTTTCTTTCACCTTCTGATAATTTATGTGTATAATCCTTAATATCATCTTGGAGTGGCACCTCTTCAGGTAGCCAATGCATTTGCTGTTGTTTTTTATAGAACTCAAATGCCCAAGGATAATCGAAAGGTTTATAATAATCTCTCTCTTCTAATAGTTTGCTCATTTATCCCTCGCAACTTAGACAATCTGATTGTTCAAAGATTATCTCTCTTTTAGCCTGAGAAGATACATTATCAGCTCTGCCGATAGCTTCACTTCTTAGGTAATATAATGTTTTTAAGTTCTTTGCCCATGCCAACATATGAACATTATGCAAATCCCCTTTATTTACATCAGGCGGGAAGAATAGATTTACACTCTGTGATTGACAAATAAATTCTTGTCTTACTGAAGCGTGTTCTACTATCCATGCCTGATTGATTTCTACTGCTGTTTTGAATACGTCTTTCTCCCAATCATCTAATATATCTAAATGTTGCACACTTCCTTTGTTTGCAACTATACTAGACCATACTTCATCATACAGTTCAGGAGCAACTTTTTCTTTGATAATTGCATCTAAGAATTTATTTTTTACTAAGTTACTTCCTGTTTTTGTTTTTTGTGTATAAGCATTGGCTCTATACGGCTCAATACTTGGACTTGTGTTTCCACAAATAATACTAGAACTAGCATTAGGAGCAATCGCTAATAGATGAGCATTTCTTACTGTGCAAGAATCATCATCAGGACAAGCGCCTCTTTCTGCCGCTAGTTTTCTAGTTTCAGTGTCTGCGTGTCTTTTTATAAACGCAAACATTTCTAAATTAGTGCCACCTGCCATAGCACTCTCAAATGGAATACTATTTTTTTGCAGGTACGCATGAAATCCCATAGCACCAAGTCCAATACTCCTCTCCCTAAAAGCACTGAACTTAGCCTTATCTAATGGGCTAGGTGCATTTTCAATAAAGTATGTTAATACATTATCTAGCATCCTGACCAAATCAGGGATAAAAGAAGGATGGTCTTTCCATTCATCATAGTACTCTAAATTTACACTAGAAAGACAACATACTGCTGTTCTTTCATCGTTAGTAGCAAGAGTAATCTCACTACATAGATTAGAGTGATGTACTTGTAATCCCTTCCTTTTTTGGAAATCAGGTAATCCATTTTGTACTGCATCTTCGTACATTACATATGGCTCTCCTGTTTCTATTCTGTTTTGTAGTATCTTTACCCATAAGGCTCTAGCAGATACTACTTTTTTCACTTCTTTTGAGTGTGGGTCAATTAATTTCCAAGAGTCATCAAATCCTTCTTCTTTACTTGCTCTATGGATTAGCTCCATGAAAGAATCAGGAATAACGATACCATGATGCAAATTAGTAAACTTGCGATTAACGTCTCCACCAGTGGGTTTTCTTCCATCTAAGAACTCCTCTATTTCTGGGTGACTAATATGTAGATACGCTGCATAACTTCCTCTTCTTGTAACCCCCTGTGAGAAAGCAAGCATCTCTGCATCTACGACCTTCATG